CGGAAACCTTACCGACGAATCTATGATTCAGTTAGAAATCGGATTAAAGCAAATTCAAGAACATTTAAAGGCATTGGATAACAATTCAGTTTTGGCCGTAGAATCCGACGCAAGTCAATTCGTTATCGAGCAAGACCCGAGTTTAGCAATGGCTTTGGAGTTCGAATATATACCTAAATTCAAAAAATTTATTTAAAACAAAATGGACGCAATTAAATCACAATTAGATTCAGTACTTGCGAAATTGGAAGGCAACGAGGCGTTGATTTCCGACGTAAAGGCTATGAAAGAAGCGGGCGAAGAATTCAGAAAAAACCTTTCTGCTGAAACCGCTAAGCTAAACGAAAAAGCTGACGCCCTCCAGGCTCAACTTGACGGCGTAGATGCACGCACTCAGGCTAGTTTTTCTAAGGCTGGCAAAAGTTATTCTTTTTCTAGCGAACTAGAAAAAGCTTTTAACTCTGACGCATTCGGAAACTACAAAAGCGGAAACGCTAACAAAGTAAAGTTGGACCTTGAATTGAAAGGTGCTGACATGACAGTTGGAAACGCTTACACTGGCGAAGTTATCCCAGCGGACCGCGTTCCTGATCTTAAGTTTACTCCAAACAGAAAGGTTAACGTTCGTCAATTGTTGCCAGTTGGTCAAACCTCTAGCAACCTTATTCGTTTCGTGCGCGAATCTGCTTACGACAACGCTGCGGCTCCAACCGCTCAGGGTTCTGCTAAGCCTCAATCTGATTTCGATTTGACTGCGGTAGATCGTAGCATCCGTACAATCCCTACTTTCATGAGATTGACAAAAGAGATGTTGGACGATACTCCAGGCTTGATTGCTTACCTTTCTAGCCGTGCGCCAAGCAAATTGTTGAACGTAGAAGACACACAACTTTTGTACGGAAGCGGAAGCGGTCAGAACTTGAATGGTTTTGCAACTGACGGATCAGCTTGGACTACTGTTAAATTTGGTACTCTAATAAACAGATTTGACGTTTTGGCTGCTGCGGTTGTTCAAACTACTAAAAACGAATACGCGCCAAATGCAATCATGATTAACCCATCCGATTACCTTAGCCTAGTATCTACTAAGGAAACCGCTGGAGCTTACATTTTGCCATCTTATGTTACCATGTCAGCTGGTCAAATGTTTATCATGGGCGTTCCTGTTTACGCAATCAATGGCGTTGTTGCTGGCGATTTCTTTGTTGGTGACTTTGCACTTGGTTCCCAATTGTTCGTTCGTCAGGGCGTAACTTTGGAATTCTTCGAGCAAGACGCAGACAACGTAACCAAAAACTTTGTAACCGTACGCGTTGAGGAAAGAATTGCTTTGGCAGTTTACACTACTCAATCAATCGTTTACGGAACATTTGCAGCCGCTTTGGCTAACGGTTCCGCGGTATAAGTAAAATAGGTGTTTGTTTAGAAAAGGGTCGCCAAATATTGGCGGCCTTTTTTTATTTATCTATAAATCAATACCTTTAAACAAAATCAAAAAATAAAAAACATGAATATCGTTTTTTTTGTACACGCATGGGCTGGCACGCATAACTCAGGTGCCGAATGGACGGTCCAACATTATGCCAAATATTTTCACGAAAAAGGATGCAACGTTGAAGTAATTTTACCTGAAAGCCAAATTTATCCCGACGGCGAAAAGTTTGCATTTATAAAGTTTATAACTGGTTACTATTCAAACGACTTTTTTTTAGCCTTACAAAATGCGAGCGTAATATTTACCCATTTAGACAATACAGGCGTTGCAATTAATTGGGCGCGTCAATTTAAAAAACAATTGATTTTTTTAAGCCACAACGATTCAGATTATAGAAACGTAAGGTTTAAAGCGCAAAACATTCACGTCGTTTATAACAACAAGGCAAACGAAAAGAATGTACAAAACGGGCCTTACCCAAACGACTCGATTATTTGCAAGCCGCCAATTTTTCCCGAGGATGTAAAGTACAACCGCAAGCATGGGCAATACATTACCCTTATTAATTGCAACGAGAACAAAGGCGGAAACATATTAATTGAACTGGCAAAACGATTGCCTAAGCGCAAATTTCTTGGCGTACTTGGAAGCTACGGCGAGCAAATCATTGACGACACGCTAAAAAATTTAAAGTATGTGGCGCAAACGCCTGACGTTCATTTGATTTATGGCAAAACAAACATTGTGCTTGTGCCGTCATTTTATGAGTCTTATGGCCGCGTTGGTTTGGAAGCGGCAATTAATCGGCTGCCAGTTATTTGCACGCCTACGGATGGTTTAAAGGAATGTCTTGGCGCTGCTGGTCTTTACTTTGATCGTGACGACTTAGACGGCATGGCTGCAAAGATTGAGGAATTAATGAGCGACGAAATCCTTTACGATTTTCACCAAAACATAATGCGTAACCTTGCAGAGGAGCGCCTTAAATACCAGGAACAAGAACTGGAAAGATTCTTTAATTTTATCGTTGACAAAGCAAAGAAACCATACAATGAGTAATTTACTATACACGCCAAGTAATTCATCCTTTACAGGATATTCTATACAATTTGCAGACGTTGCGCCAGTTACCGAGCCAATTACATTGGCAGAGGCAAAAGATTACGCAAGAATCGACGGAGCTGCCGAGGACACCCTTATTACTAGCCTTATAAAAGTGGCACGCCTACATTGCGAGTCGTACATGGGCAAGGCAATTATTCGCAAGACAGTTACAATTGAATCCTTTTCTTTTCCATACGTTTGGCAAATCCCTTACGGCCCTTTAGTTTCTGCAAACGACGTTACTAAAGTGGCAACAATTGACCAAAACAACGTAGAAACTGCATTAAATTACCAGGTAAACATTGGCTTATTTCCAAAGATTGCCATTACTAGCGGCGACCAATCGTTTAAATTTAAAATGATTTATACGGCTGGATTTACAACGGTTCCCGAGGATATAAAGCTTGCCGTTAAAATGATGGTAAACACGCTTTACGAACGTCGCGAAGATTTCAGCGATTTACAAGCAATCGAATCACCTTTGGGAGTAAAGGCAATTTTAATGCCTTATAAAACTTATAACTGGTTTGGCGCGTGAGGACTAATAAACAAATTAAGGCTGGCGATTTACGCGAGCGCATCCAATTCCTAAATCCAAATTTATTTGGGGACGGTTACGGCGGTTTTTATTCACGAATGAGCGTAACTTATATTTGCTGGGCAAAGGTTACAAACCTTAGCGGTGCGCGTCAAAATAGTGAGGACCAAATGGTTATTAAAAACCAATGGGAAATCCTTATAAGAAAAAACGAGCTTGCGCCTGTTACAAAATCCATGCACATTATTTACAACCAAAGGACATTTGTAATAAGCGAAATAAACGATCTCGAGGAATACGACAGAATGCTAAAAATTATCGCAACCGAACGATTGTAAATGTTAAGTATTGAATTCAACAAGCAAAGCCTAAACGCCTTTTATAAGTATTTAAAAAACTTAGAGGACGACGTTGCCGACTATGTACGGGCAGAGGTGGAGGATTCAATGCTGGCAATTGAAAGCGAAGCGGCAAACAAGGTGGCTGTTAATACTGGCGCGCTAAAAAATAGCATTCAATCAATGCCAATTAAAGTAAGTAAAAACCAAATAACTGGAGGCGTTGAAGTTGGCGCAGCTTACGCGCCTTATGTTGAGTTTGGAACAGGTACCAGGGTCAAAGTACCAAGCGAGTTAAGCGATTTTGCGGCCCAATACAAAGGCGATGGAGTTAAAGAAGTAAACTTACCAGCAAGACCATTCTTTTATCCCGAGGTATTTAAACAACGGACAGAGTTGCCAAAAAACATTGAGCGCACCTTAAAAAAATTATTTGAGAAATGAGAAATATAAAACCATTTATTCGCAAGGCTTATTGGACGGCTTTAAATAATACGATTAATTACAATGGTTTACCCGTCCCTTGTTACGATACTTTTGCGCCTGACAACGCGCAATTTCCTTATATTTTAATTGGAAATCAGACCCAGGAAGACGACAAAGACAACCAACAATTTAATTACATTACAACAATAACCTTGGACGTTGTAACGGCTGGCCTTGCTCCTTACGGACGTTTGGACGCCGATTTTATTGCTGATTCTATTTTACAAATAATTTGCCGTTATCCTGAAAATTATTTGCAATTACAAATTGGAAAAATTGTAACTGAAAAGCTTGTGCAACAAACCAGCCTTTCTAGTATTACCGACACAAACATTGTGCATCGTGAAATTTTAACGATTGAAAATTGGATTGATGGCCAAGGTTAACGGCTCCGCTTTATTTGTAACGGTTGGATTGGACAGAGTTGCCAAGTCAACCGCTTACGAGTTGTCCGCTGAAATGGGACAACTTGACAAGACAAGCAACGAGTCGGGATATTTTGCTGACCATATTTCCAAGCTTGCCTCATGGTCCCTATCTAGCGAGTCCTTATACATTCAAGACGGCTTTTCTTTTGGCGATTTATTCAACGCTTACGTTAATCGTCAGCGCGTTTATTTGTCAGCTGGGCAAGACGACAATTTAACCTTTATTGGCCTGGCAATGATTGAATCGTTAAGCCAGTCGGCACCAATGGAAAACGTTGCAACTATTTCGGCAACTTTTAAAGGTGTTGGCGGACTTTATCCGACGATTTTACCAGCCGAGCGGTTTATTGTTGACGAACTATTTGAAATTATAATTGATCAAGACGGAAACTTTTTGGTCTACACTTAAAATTTATTGTTTTGCAATTATTCAAAGTCCTTTTATTTTTAAAAAAAATTAGAATTAAACTCACAAAAATATGGCAACTGCTGGCAAATTTAATGGCACCCTTTTAAACGTTTACCTTGACAACGTTATGATTGGATGCGCAACCTCTTCTGAATTATCCGTAAACGTTGACCTTGCGGATGCAACTTGCAAAGACGATGGCGGATGGGCCGACCATATCGCTGGATTGCGCGATTGGTCCGTTTCAACTGACGGATTGGTTGCATTTGACGACACAAACAACGTAGGCGACATTTACACGCTTTTGAGCGGCCGTACTGTTGTGGCATTGAAATTCACCACCAACGTAACTGGAGACCTTGTATTTTACGGAAACGCTAGCGTTGCATCAATCAGCGTTTCAGCTGAAATGGAGGCCGCGGTTACTTATTCCGTAGAATTTACAGGAAAAGGTCCTTTACTAAAAGCAACCGTAGTACCAGCATCTACTTAATTAGTATTATATTTCGCCTATGAATCACACAGGCAGAACAATAATCACAATTAATGGCGGCACCTATTCCGTAAAATTTGGAATGGGTGCCTTGTTGCATTTTAGCGAGGGCCTTGGCTACGACGTCCAAGAGACAATTGAAGCATTAACCAAGCCAGGCGTTGGTCAAATTAAATCAATTGCTAAGTTTATTCATGCGGCTCTTTATGTCGATGCATTATACAACGACAAAGAATTTACCTTAGATCAAATAGATATTATTGACTGGGTGGATTCTAATCCAGCGGACGAGGTTGGTAATGTTGTAAAAGTAATTATGCAAGGTATCAGCTCAATTACTAAAATTGATTATCCAGGCTGTGAGGTTGGCGAGTCAAAAAAAAAATAACATTTAAAGACGTTTGCCATTACGCCATTGGGGAGTTAGGTATTGCACCTGACTCCTTTTATTTTATGTCTTTTGCCGAGTATCAATCTATTGCATACGGTTACCAAATTAGGCAAAGCAAAGAAGAGAATTTATTTAGAACTATTTGGGTGCAATTAAACAACGTTAATGTTACTAAAAAAGGGGATTTAATTCGAAAGCCTGATAAGTATTGGCGCATTCCTTTACTAGACGCCAAACCAATTGTAATTCCAACCGCTGAAGAAAAGGCAAAAGCCTATGAAATTGGACTTACTTGGCAAAACCTTAAATTTGAAGAACAAGCCAGTTTTGACACAATAACAAACAAAATACAATGAGCGCAAAATTAAACGTTGACATTGTCGCCCAACTAAAAGAGTTTAACAAAGCAATGGCCGACATAAAATCGGAGGTTGACGAATTAAACCAAAAAGTTGGGAAAGGAAATAGCGAAAGCACAAAATCAACAAATGCATTATCCAGCGCCTTTGGAAATTTAGGTAAAACTATGGGCGGTTTATTTGCCGCCGATATGCTTTTAAGTTTTGGCAAAGCGGTTATTTCAACAACTGCCGAGTTCCAAAAAATGGAAGCCGTTTTAACAACAACGCTTGGCAGTAAGTCAGCGGCTCAGGTTGCAATGACTCAAATTGTTGAGTTTGCATCGAAAACGCCTTTTCAGGTTAACGAATTAACGGATTCATTTGTAAAATTAGCTAATCGCGGTTTTAGGCCAACATTGGAGCAAATGAACGCGTTAGGCGACCTTGCCTCCTCAACTGGTAAATCTTTTGACCAATTGACCGAGGCGGCTTTGGACGCAATGACTGGCGAATTTGAGCGTTTAAAAGAGTTTGGTATTCGTGCAAAATCTGAGGGCGATAAGGTTGCATTTACGTTTAAAGGCGTTACAACCGAGGTACAAAAGACAGATGAAGCGATTAAAGACTATTTAATTAGCCTTGGAAACGCTGAAGGGGTAAGCGGCTCAATGGCTGCTATTTCAGAAACTGTTGGCGGTCAAATTTCCAATTTACAAGACAATTTTTCTCAATTACAATTGGCAATTGGATCGTCGTCTAGCGGTTTAATATCTAGCGTTTTACAATTATCAAACACAATACTTGGGGATTTAGTAACCTCTTTAAATTCAGTTAATACAGTTGCCCAAGAGGCTGGCGATAGTGGTTTACAAGCTTTTGGCCGCCAATTACTTTCTTTCATTGATCCAGCTTACGCGGCAACAATGGAAGGCGTTGCAATTGGAATTAACGCAACTAAAAAGGCAGCGGTTGAGGCAGAGCAAGCGCTAAAAAAGGAAAATGAGACAAAAGAAGCCTCTAAACAAGTAAGCGACCAACTAGCTAAGCAACTTAAAAAGGACCACGATCAAAAAATAAAGCAACTTAGAAAAGAGGCCGAGGAGTTTATAAAAACACAAGACGCAACACTTGGAAAAGTTGGCACAAGGGATGCATTTGGAGGAAAACCAACCGACCAAACGCAACAAATCACTCCCGAGCGTTTAAACATGATTCAAAACGCATCGGCAAGCATTTTGGCAATGAATAAACAAATTGCTTTAACAATGCCAGGCATTACAATACCTGAGGACGCAGTTGCAAGGTTACAGGCTTACAATACGGCACAATCGCAATTGGCTTACGAAACTGGTTTGGTCGCTCAAAACATGAACGCAGCTTTAATGGTTGGAGATTTGTTTGGCCAAGCACTTGGACAACTTGCTGAAACTGGTAAAATATCTTTCCAAGGCATTTTTGATGCGTTAAAACAAATGGTTTTGAGGTTTGCGGCAGCAATTGCTGCGGCCATAACTTTAAACATTTTAACAGGTGGCGCGGTCATGTCAGCTGGTAAAGCTGCTGGAGCCAAAAGCGGTTTTGGTGCTTTGTTAAAAGGCGGTAAATCAATGGGCATTGGCGGCCTTACGCCGTTTGCTGCTGGAGGTATTGTAAGCGGTCCAACTGCTGCGCTTGTTGGCGAGTATTCAGGCGCAAAAACAAATCCCGAGGTTATCGCACCTTTAAGCAAATTGCAAAACATGATGGGCGGAAACGTTACCTTTACGATTAGTGGCGACAACCTAGTTGGCACGTTGAACAGAGCAAATAAAACTAGAGCAAGAAAATTCTAAACAATGGCATACGGTCTAAAGTATACAATACCATTTAAAGACGTCGACAACTATTCCAACCTAGTCGAAATTTACCAGGATGGTTTTGTTGGCACCTCAACGGAATTAATAGCAACCGAGCAACCAGCGACGCACAAATACGAGCGCGAAGACAACGAGG